TTTACCTTACGATCTTTATTTAAATTTAATCGAGTTAAATAAAAACTTAACATTAGAGGCCTACCTTATGGGCCAGAAGGAGAAAAAATGAAAGCATATATTATTGACAGTAATTTGAAGGGCATTTTCCCAATAGAGTTAGACAAAGAACTTAATTACAAAGACATCTACAAGTATTTACATACTGACGTAAAAAGATGTAGTGCCTTTGATGCTGTTCGGGTTCGGGGGACTAATGATTGTATTTATATTGATGACGAAGGTTTGTTGATTGATAAAAACTACATGTTTGTTTTTGATCACTTGGATAAGCACAACCTCTTCGGTAATGGTTTGATTGTCGGAACGAATGTCGAAGGAGAAAGTGTCTCACCTGAAATGTCTTTGAATTGGTATCGTGAAAAGATTGCCTTTGCGGATGACTTGGTTAGGACAGAAAAGTATTTGGTTCCGCCACAATTTGTTACTATCAAATAGATTTTACTTTTAGTATCTACTCGTGTTAAGCTTACCTTATTAACTAATCAATTAAGGAGACATTATGAGAGTTAAAAAACTATTAATAAAAGTAGAGTTAGAGAATGGTGCCGAATGTAATTTCGTTGAGTACCAAGCTTTTAGCTTAGTGATAAATGGCACACCTTATATTGTTAACGCAGAGTTCGATACTATCGACATGCAAAGAGTTGTTAACATGACTGAAGAAGGTATGAGAAGGGAAGGCAACACCATAATAAATGGCCAAGTTGAAAACCCTAGATTGGAGAATGATTTAGACAGCTAGAACAATTCTCCCTAGTTGGAAGAGTCAAGCAGAAATGCTTGGCTCTTTTTTTTTAGGATTCTTTTAAGTCGGAAAATGACGCCAGCTCGGGACGCCGGGGCTCGGCACCCCCCAAAATGGGGTATATACACATAGGTATGTACAAGCACAATAAAACACACAAACAATAACAATCATTTTAACAATTTCTATTTTTGAGTTATATTATGTGCATGTATGGCATAAGTAGCAGGTTCAGACTTCTAATAAACTCTTCTCCTCTAGAATTGTTTGGGCCTGCTCACTACGGAGTATAGATATGGAAGAGATGATGAACCCACAAATGGGTATGAACGAAGAATTAGAAACTTTATCAAGTCAAGATATGGAGGAAGCTAAAGTAGCTATGGGAGAACTTATCAACATGATTGCAGAAATGAAAGCTGCTGGCATGTCTGAGGAAGAAATAAATGAATTTTTAAGTCAATTTGGGTTAACTTTAGAAGAAGTATTGATGGCTGATCAAGCTTTAAAGAATCCTGAGATGCTAACAAATCAACCACAAATGGCTCAAAATAATCAAATTCAAGCACAATTAGATGAGTTAATGTAATGGCTAGAGGACGTTCCGATTTAGATAATAATATTTTAAGTGTTTTAGGTGAAACCGTAGTAATGGGTACGCCTGATATAAATATGTCTGTTATGGAGCCAGAAGAAGTTGTAGTTCCGCCAGAAGGTATTGGGCCTTTGCTTTATGGCAGATCTCCGACACCCATCAAGAGTGGTCTTGAAGCTTTGCAAGAAAGATTTATGGGTGGTCTGAGAAATATGTCAGGCTTAGTTGCTTCAAAAGCATCTACTAGAAATCAAATTTCAGATATTGCTGAAGAAATATTAGCAAATTCAAAAGATATGAACGAGGCAACTTTTATGTTCTTTCCATATTTGCGAGAGTTAGCGCCTGGGGCAACTTATCAGAATGCAAGATCTTATCTTGATTCAATACAAAGGCCATCAGGTATTAGATCCTTAGAGGAGTAAATGGCTTCTCGTTCAGAAATAGCGAGTCAAATAACCGAACTGATAGGTGAAGGTAAGGTTCGTGATGCTTATAAACAATTTGAAGAACTACCAATCTTAGATCAGATTGCGGTTAGTGTGTCGCCTGGTGTTGGTGATGTTCTTACTGCTTATGAAGTTGGTGAGTTTTCCACAAGAGCCAAAGAAAATATTCAAGAAGGCGATACTTTAGGAGCTGTTGGGTATGGTGCTTTAGCTGCGTTAGGTCTTGCTAGTTTCGTACCTATTTTAAGGTTCCTTAGAGCCAGAAAAGCTGGAAAGCTTTTGCCTGAAGAGAAAAAACTATTACCGGCCCCACTTAAAGAATTACCGCCACCTGCGGAAAAAATTTCTAAAAAAATTGAAACAAAAGCAGAAACTAAAATAGAAACTCCAGCTAAATCTGCTGAAGAAGTTATAACCAATATAACTGAAAAGCCTTTTTCTGATCTGTTAGAAGATGGTCTTACGGTTTCTAAAATGCGTAGAGCCATAAGAAATAAGGTTGGTACTAATTATCAACCTAATATGAAAATAGCTTTGCTATTAAAAAAATTACAATCTGGTGATGGGGTTAACAAAGCGGAATTAAGATCCTTTGAAGTTTTAGATGAGTTTGATCAACTGCATCCTAACTTTGTAGCTAGATTTGGTGGTGGGCAAAGTAAAGTAAATCTTGATGACTTTGATGATTATTTAGCATCTAAAGGAAATAAATATAGAGTAGTAAAGGTAAAAGAAGAATTTGAACCACAAGCATCTAGGGATAGATTAAGACTAGGGGCAAATGACTTAGGACAACCTGATGGAAATGCTATTAGGAATAGTCAGCAACGATTGCATTTACACAAAGATATGGAGAAATCCAATAGTATTGTAAACCCTAGAGGAGGTGGTCATTATGGGCAAGGTGTCGAAAAAACTCCAGGCGAATCTAAATCTATAGCTTTTGATGAAGTTGCTAAATACGAGTTTGATTTTAATTCTCCGCTTGGTGGAGGAAGTCTTTTAGGTTTAGGGGATTTTCCAAATACTCCTAATTGGTTGAGAGGCAGTAAAAAAGTTTATCATTTGCAAAGAATCCAATCCGATTATGCTAAAGCAACAAAAAATGCTTTGGAATCTGGTCAAGAATTTGCTTCAAAAGAAGATTTGGCAAAGATGGATGTAACTCAATTTGTTAAAGATTATGGAGCTGAAGTTTATCAAGCAGGTATTTTGCAATCTAAAGTAAAAAGCTTACAGAAAACTTTGAAAAATACAGATGATGCTGCCGAAAAAGCAAAAATTAAAAACGATATAAAATCTTTACAAACAGACATAAGAAAGTCTGTTGATACTTTACAAGAATCTATAGAAGATATGGAAGTTAAGTTTGGCTTACCTAAATTTAGTGATGTACAAAAACCAGGCACTAAAGAAACTTTCAA